CCTAACACGGGTACTACCCCTGCTGCTGCCGCAGGCCAAGATGGAGCAGCAGGTGCAGCAGGCAAACCAGGTGCCGCTGGTGCCGCAGGCCAAGATGGAGCAGCAGGTGCAGCAGGCAAACCAGGTACACCTAAAACCAAACCTCAACCTGTTGCGGCCGGACCTGCAGATTCTCAAGGAAGAATTGAACCTAAGATGGGATCCACAGCATCTGCTAACGACACACAGTATGCTCAAGCACAGAAAGCCATAGCCGCACTACAACCAGAAGATCAAAAACAGATTTTAGCGGCATTACAATCTGATCCAAAAGTAAAATCGTCTCTGTCTCAGCAGACTACTAAACAACCTGTCGCACAAACAGGAACTACCAAAGGTGCTCCAGGTAAACCTACTTTTACAGGAGTTCCTAAGAAAAATCCAACGCCTAAAGGCGAACCACCTTCAGCGACACCCGCAGCGACACCCGCAGCAGAACCCGCACTTACGAAAACTAAGGGTCGTAAAAAACCGGCAGCACCTAGTCAAGCAGAGATTGATGCTGATCGTGAAAGACTTATAGGCCCAACCAGTGACAGTATTATCAGAAGAGGACGATCTATAGTCGAACATATTGATGAAGCAGGACTGATGGCCAAACTAGGAACCAAAGTTGGACAGGCCGCACAGGCAGTGGGCAAGACCGCAGGCAAAGCAGTTGGCACGGTGCAGCAGGCTGTGCCTGATGCTGATCACGCCAAAGCACTGGTTAAAGCATTTAATACAGGTAATACCAGTGCTGATCCAAACAGTCGTCCGCCCATACAAGACAGCAGCGGTACAGTACCTAGACCGATCATAGACAAAATAAATCAGCTTAATCTAGAACAACGTGCAGAACTGCACAAATTAATTACACAGAAGACCTTATGAAAATCCAAGAACTCACAGAACAGGAAATCGACATAAACGCTCTAGCAGACGAAATCGTCAAGGCCGGCATGCAGGTATATCAGATGGTTCAAAAACTAATAGAACCCAAAGGCTAAAAGAAAGGCAATTTGGTCTTTTTAGTAGTTTCTAGATTTTCTTTGATTATCTCTCCGACGATCATGCGCTCGTCATAGCTTAACATCAATGCTTCTTGATATCCCATACCTCGCATATACCAACAGATCTTTAGTATATCTTTCTTGATGTCTCGTTCTTCTTTCTCTAGTTGCCTGACATATTCTTGGATCTCAACCAGAGACTGAGTTAAGACCCTTTGCCGAAAAAATTTGTCTGATCCAATTCTAGATTGACTTTCCATTCATGGCTGCAATTAGAACACTTAACCTGCTGTGATTGCAATTTCATAGCGTCTTTCATATTATCCACATGATCTTTGATAGCATTGAAAATTTCGCTGGTGGTATTTTCTATGAAGTTTTTTATGATGTCTTTGTCAGTGACCGTACCTTCTGGTGTAGCGATACTTTCGATGCAGCCACAGATCACATCTACGGTCATCTCTGTGAGTTTTAGGAAACTAGAGCCGAATCTTTCTAGTTTTTCTTCGTCGCTCATGTTTTCGTCATTGACTATGGCAAATATTTTCTGTTGTTCTAGAGTCTTTATAGCGGTTTTTGATATTTCTCTATAAGAATATGGACGTATGTTTATGATCAACGGTCCGATATTTAAAGTATCTTCATAGACGAATTGAGAAACGGAATCGAGATATCCGATCAAACTCATCACAAAATCGTTCGATGTTTGGCAGTTAGGACAGGTAGCGGTGACATCCATGTTATCACCGTAGGTGGCTATGCGGATAGCAACTAGACAAGCATCGAGATCCAGGCTAGGCATCTGCCATGGATCTTTGATCGCAGGAATACAACTTTTAAGTACGCTGACTGTGGCCTGACCATTCATCAGTGCGTCCGGAGTTTTGAACATCAGTTCATCTTTGGCAGTCATAGCGAACACAGGATATTCTTCGATGGCACTGCGATCTAGAGATCCTTCGGGATAAAATCGTCCTTGGCTAGGCAATTTGATAAAAATTTTAGGTTGCCTGAAATAATTGGCCAAAGGATTTCCTGCGGTTTTGACCGCGGTAGCGATTGGATTCATCTGTTGTTGTGACATGTTTTTCTCCGATAAATATAATATCTGTGCATATATTTATGTGCGTAGTTTTCGAGGTTTTTATTAAATGGCAGAAGTAACTGGCGACCTTGGCGGTCAACCGATCCAATTAAACAATGCATCTACAGAAGCGACTCTGAAAGAGATCCTCGCGGCGATCTTGCGACAGGGCGTGACCGGCAAAGGCGGCAAAGCACAGAAAGATGTAGAAAAAAAACTCCGAGCACTGGCTGAACAATCACAAAAACTTACCAAGGAACAAAAAGAGGCGATCAAAAAACAAAATGAACTAAAAAAGAAAAAAGAAGAAGAAATTAAGCAGGCTGCAGCATTAGGAGAGATTACTAGAACTGTAGTGGGGGGCTTCACTAATCTAGTCACAGGCATGGCCAACGTGATCAGTACTCTCAGCAAAATGGAAGATTCTCTGACTGCTGCAGCGTCGTCATTGAGTGCTATTCCTATCGTAGGCGGTACACTGGCTGCAGTGTTTGGAGCGGCCGCCGATGCTGCTGAGCGTACCTACAAGTCCTTCAATGAAGCCGCTAGCGTAGGTGCTAATTTTGGCGGCAGCATCACAGCCATGGTCAATGCCGCATCTGGTGCGGGCCTTACATTTAATCAATTGTCAGGCATAGTTTCTAGGACTGGGCAGGATCTAGCGCTGCTGGGTGGCAGCACCGAAGAAGGAGCCAAGCGCCTAGCACAGTTAGGCAAAGAGATCAGAAAGTCACCATTAAATTCTCAATTGGCCGCGCTGGGCTACACCACTGAACAGATCAACGAAAGCATGGCCAAATACGGCGGTGTTATGGCCAAGACTGGTGCTCTGCAGGGAATGTCTAACAGTCAGTTAGTAGCGCAAACTGGACAGTATCTACAGAATCTAGATGCGGTGTCAAAACTCACAGGTCTGAACAAAAAAGATCTCGAAGATCAACGTGCCAAGATGATGAAGGATTCGCAGATACGTAATACTTTGAGAAAAATGGATGCTGCTAGTCAAGAAGAACTGATGGCTTTCTTACAGACTCTGCCACCGGAACTACAAGAAGGTGCCAAAGAAGTAATAGCCACAGGAACAGCAACAACAGAAGCGGGTAAAGCAGCACTGCAATATCTACCAGATTCTGGTCGTGCATTTATGCAGATGAATGCACAGATACGACAGACCGGTAAGTTTACCAAAGAAAATAATCGAGCATTAAACGAATCTATACAATCAGAAGCCAAACGTGTAGCAGATAGTAATTTGGCAGAGAACATGAGACTTCACGGCGACAAATATGCAATGGGAGTTTTCACAGCCATAGACGATGTAGCAGCCAGAGAAAAAAATATAGCACAGGTACAGGACGAAGCGGCCAGGGCTGCTAAAGCAGCGAACGATTCGACTGCTGCTAGGATAAAAGGATTCAAAGAACAGATAGCCCAGATCAGTAACTCATTTTCAATTTTTTTAGTCAACAGCGGATTGTTAGAAACTTTCATGACAGTGTTTCAGAAATTTGTTGGATTTGTTCAAACTGTCGTAATACCTATAGTTCAGTTCTTAGTGACTCACATCGAAACAGTAGGATTGGTATTAGCAGGTTTAGTCGGGGTTATGATTGCAAATAAAATAGCCATGGAGGCTCTCACTTTTTACACTAATTTAGAAACACTGGCTAAGACAAAAGCAGTGATAGCGACGAAAGGATTCGTAGCAAAAATACTTGCAGGAGCAATAACTGCTAGCGCAGCATTGTTCAAATTAGCAGCCGGTGTGTTAATCGCTTCACTACCATTTTTGAAAATCGCTGTGCCAATAATTGCATTAATTGCCGCATTCAAACTTTTGTACGATGCAGGATTTACTGTAGGAGATGTGCTTGAAGCCACAGGAGACGCTTTTAAAAGAATTTTATTAACGGTCTCGGAAGGATTTCTTTGGTTAATAGATAAACTTACTCCAGACGCTTCTGATATAAACAAAAAAGTCAAACAGGCACAAAGGGCTCTTAAATTAGAAAGAGAAGAATTAGACGAAAAAGAAAAAGCCAGAGATCAGCGCAGAAAAGATAAGCGTGCGGAAAGAGGAATAAAGGAAGAAGAAGACAAAGCTACCAAAGAAGGCATAGAACTCCAGGAAAAAGAAAACGCGGCTCGACAGGCTGGAGGGGCTGGAGGGGCGGGAGGAGCATCAACTGCTGCTCCAACGACTCCTACTGGTCGGCTAGATCTAAGTACTCCGCAGAAGATGTTTGAAAGCGCTATGCGCAGACAGCAAGGAGCAGCACAACAACCAGGGGCAGCAGCCGTGGCACCTGGTCTAGGAGGAATGGCAGCCAAATTTGAATCAGGAAGAGCCGGAAGTGCTGCTGTAGGATGGGATTCGACTGGAGGGACCAGTTTCGGCAAGTATCAGATAGCCACGAAAACTGGTACCATGGACAAGTTCATGCAACATCTCAAGGCCACCAATCCAGAGGCCTTTGAAAGATTATCTAAAGCTGGTCCAGCAGATTCGGGCAAAGATGGCGCATTCGCACAAGAATGGAAAAAACTAGCAGGAGAAGGAAAACTAGCCGAATCCGAACACGAGTTTATCAAAAAAACACATTATGATGTTGGCGTAGGAAAAGTACAAGATAAAAATCTACAGGATATGATCGGCAAAAGCAAAGCCCTGCAAGAAGTCATGTGGTCGACTTCTGTGCAGCATGGTGGTGGTGGCGCAGGCAGCATATTCAACAAAGTTTACAAAGAAGGAATGACCGAGCAGGATCTCATCAAGGCCATATATGCTGAGCGTTCTACTAAATTTGGATCTAGTACCGCCGATGTCCAACAGAGCGTGATGAATAGATTCGCACAAGAACAGCAATTGGCTCTTGGCATGGTCGGAATGCCGACCACTCCTGAAACACAGGTCGCCCAAGCACTAGGCCGAGGAGGCCAACGTGCTCAAATGGCACGGGGATCTTTGCCAAGAGGAGCATCAGCGACCCCGACAGCGACCGCAGCCCAAACTGCGTTAGCACAGGCACCTACACCCTCAACTACTCCAACGACTACTCCTACCCAAACTGCACGGGCACCTGCACAAACCCAAGAAGATCCCATAACTCTGCTGGCTAGTTTAAATACAAAGATGGAGACTCTGATAGCACTGAATAGAAGAGCAAATGATACGAGAGACAGCCAACTAAGGGCTGCTAAAGCATCAGCAGGCGAAGTCACAGCCTGGGTCGCGGCCTAAAGGAAAAATAAATATGTCTTGGAAAAAGTATTTCACTCCTGTACAAGTTAACAACGAAAATCGATCGTTGAGCCCGATCAGCGGCGGTGGAAGACCAGGACCTGCTCGCGCAAATTACAGTTCATTCTTACCAGACGTATATGCTGGTGCACCAAATCGTGTAGAAAGATATATGCAGTATGATACCATGGATATGGATTCGGAAGTAAATGCCGCATTAGATATATTAACAGAATTCTGCACACAGAAAGACAAAGAAAACGCCACGCCATTCCATACTTTTTTCCGAGGACAGCCGACGTCTACAGAAGTTAAATTGATCAAAGAAAGCCTACAGAAATGGTGTAAACAGCAGCAGTTTGAAACTAGGATATTCCGCATAGTAAGGAATGCTTTCAAATACGGAGACTGTTTTTTTATCAGAGATCCCCAGACACTAAAATGGTTGCATGTAGACGCTGCCAAAGTCAGTAAAATTATCGTCAATGAAAGCGAAGGCAAGATACCTGAACAATATACAGTAAGAGACATCAATTTTAATTTCAAAGACATGATAGCCACTACACCACATGGCACTACGAATACCGCGCCCAGCGGCACGAGCTCCTATACATCAGGTGGAGGATTTGGTCGAGGATTCGTGGGCGATGCTGCTAGGCCCGCAGGCACTAGATTTCAAAATGCTACAAACGAAATCACTGTGGATGCCAAACACATAGTCCATATATCCATGTCAGAAGGTCTAGACAACAACTATCCTTTTGGTAACAGCCTACTAGAATCCGTGTTCAAAGTCTACAAGCAGAAAGAACTGTTAGAAGATGCCATCATCATCTATCGAATACAGCGTGCTCCGGAGCGTAGGATATTCTATGTAGACGTAGGTAACATGCCTGCGCACATGGCCATGGCATTCGTTGAACGTGTGAAAAACGAAATACAACAACGAAGAATTCCGTCGTCTACTGGCGGCGGTCAGAGTATGATAGATGCCAGTTATAATCCATTGAGCGTGAACGAAGACTACTTCTTTCCACAGACAGCAGAAGGTCGCGGATCTAAAGTTGAAACACTACCAGGAGGTACTAATCTAGGAGAAATCACAGATCTTAGATACTTTACCAACAAATTATTTAGAGCATTACGGATTCCCAGTTCTTATCTACCCACTGCCATCGATGAGCAGGCCAATACTCTGGCCGACGGCAAAGTAGGAACTGCTTATATCCAAGAATTGAGATTCAACAAATACTGCGAAAGATTACAGAGTATGCTCGTCGAAGTGTTTGATCTAGAATTTAAAATGTGGTTAAAAAACAATGGTGTCAATATCGATAGCAGCCTCTTTGAGTTGAAATTCAATCCTCCACAGAATTTCGCAGCCTACAGGCAAAGCGAATTAGATACCGCTAGAGTAGCTACGTTCACGCAACTCATGGAAGTTCCGTATATCAGCAAACGTTTCGCTATGAAGCGTTTCTTAGGTATAACGCAAGAAGAAATCACAGAAAACGAGCGTCTATGGAAAGAAGAAAATGGAGCCAAATTGAAACCTGCTCTAGATGCAGGCGCACAAATGAGAGGAGCAGGCATCACTCCGGGTGATATACAAGGAGATATGACCGATCAAAACGCCGAGGCACCTGCAGACATGGCCGCTGCAGCAGATCAAGGTGCCGCGGGAGAAACAGCCGCTCCTGCAGGACAATCACCTACACCTGCCTAATAAGAATAAATACACTATGCTTCTGTGCGAATTCTTTTATTTTAACAACAATACCAACGACTTTGCTGTCGATCGTCGTTACGACAACAGCGAAGACAAATCAGTATTAAAACGCAGTGATACTAGAAAAACCCGATTAACTCTACGACAGATCAATAAACTCCGTATGCAATCAGAGGCACACGAATATGAAAGAGAAAGCGAATTAGAGTTCGTTAAACAGATGTACGGAACACCAGTTGAAGCAGCACCTGCCGAGTAAACCTGCATTTGTACTTGGAAACGGAACTAGCAGGCTTTCACTAAAACACAACAACTTGCTGGATAAAGGTACTGTATATGCCTGCAATGCCATCTATCGAGAATTCGAACCTCATTACCTGGTAGCAGTCGATGTTAAAATGGTCAACGAAATAGTAGCGTCGGGTTACCATAAATCACACACCGTCTGGACTAATCCTAATAAAGGTATCGGCACTAAACACTATTTGAATTTTTTTAATCCGCATAAAGGTTGGAGTTCGGGTCCTACTGCCTTATGGTTAGCCTGCGGCCATGGATATAAAGAAATCTTTATTTTTGGGTTTGATTATTCAGGAGCCAACGGTCGATTTAATAATGTCTATGCTGATACATACAACTATAAAAAAAGTTCTGACGTAGCCACGTTTCATGGAAATTGGTTGAGTCAGACGGAAAAGACCATACGCGAATATAAAAATATTAAATTTTATAGAGTGATCAATCCGGGAGATTTCATACCAGATCAACTGGGAGTACAACTGCAAAATCTCAAACATATGACCTACGATGAATTCGGTAACAGATTTATAGATTGCGTTAATGTCACCGAAAACCTCCAAAAAACAATCGTTTAACCCTATTTTTTTATCTACGCAGTAAATAAAACACAGCCTAACCATCTTGAAGGAGAATCTATCATGGCAGACAAATCACTGATCGAGCAGATGCTCGAGCGTCTGGTCAACGAAGACCAGGCCAAAGCAGAAGAATTATTTCACGAGTATGTTGTTGCGAAATCTCGTGAGATCTATGAAGAATTAATCGAAAGCGAAATCGCCGAAGAAGACGAAGAAATGGACGAAGCTGCTAAAGATGAAGATGCAGAAGACGACAAAGTTGACGAAGCTTCTGATGAAGACAAAGACGACGAAAAAATGGACGAAGAGTTCGAAGATATCGCTGTTGAAGGCGATGACGAAATGGATCTAAAACCAGGCGATCCTACAGACGATCTAGCCGGTGGCCTGGGGGATGACGAGGAAGGAGAAGAAAGATCTGACGATGAACTTTTCCAAGATTTAGAATCAATAGTCGATGAATTACAGGCCAAATTTGATGCACTTAAAGGTGGCGACGACATGGGCGACGACATGGGCGACGACATGAAAGATGCGATCGATCCAGAATTAGCCACAGTACGTGAATACGTAGAAAAAGTCGGAAACGCTAAAATGGGCGACAACGGTGCTAACACCAAATCTATCGTAGCAGGTAAGAACGACATGGGCGGCACTACTGCTAACATCGTTCGCGGAGACACAGCAAATGATGGTGAAGTTGGGGCCGGTAGAAAAATCAAAGGTTCCGCTCTAACCGATCAGAATCCAAAAGAAGACAATGCTGGCAACATCAATGTTCCGGGCGGTAAAGCAGGTAATGCTTTCAGCAAGAAAGAGCCTGGACATGGCGCCGAAAAGAAAGGTGCTGCTGAACAAGCTGATAACAAGCAAAGCCTTTTCCGTGGTCGTAGGTAATAGGACGCCAAGGTGAAAAACTACCTATCAGAACATCTGAGTTTCGACCAGGCCAAGATTGTATTGGAGAGCGAAGAAGAACAGGGGGGCGGTAAAACGCTTCACCTGAACGGTATCTGTATCCAAGGGGATATCAGAAATCAAAACCAACGTGTTTATTCTTCTCAAGAAATTGGCAAGGCTGTCAAAACGCTCAACGAGCAGATCGCTGGCGGATACTCCGTGCTAGGTGAAGTTGATCACCCGCAGGATTTGAAAATCAATCTAGATCGTGTTAGTCATATGATTACCAAGATGTGGATGGATGGTCCTAACGGCTACGGAAAACTTAAAATCCTCCCCACTCCAATGGGTCAATTGATTCAGACCATGTTAGAGTCGGGAGTCAAGTTAGGCGTATCGAGCAGAGGTTCCGGAGAAGTCGACGGAAGTGGTAATGTTAAAGATTTTGAAATCATTACCGTCGATGTAGTAGCACAACCTTCCGCCCCGGGCGCCTATCCAACACCAGTATATGAAGGCCTCATGAACACCAAAGGAGGCTACCAGGCATTTTTAACAGCAAATGAAGTTCAAGGCGACCCTAAGGCACAGAAATACATAGCAGAGAGCCTGAAACGGATTATTTCAGGACTCAAATAAAAGGAGAATCACATGCTAGATTTCGTAAAACAGTTGTTTGAAAACAATGTGATTTCCGAGGAAATGAAATCGGAGATTGAATCTGCTTGGCAAAGTAGAATTCAAGAAAACCGTGACCAAGTCACTGCTGAACTACGTGAAGAGTTCGCACAAAAATACGAACACGACAAGACTGCAATGGTGGAAGCTGTCGAATCGATGCTGAGTGATCGTCTACAAGCAGAGTTATCTGAACTTGCAGAAGATCGTCAAGGATTGATCGAGGCTAGAGCCAAGTATGCTAAGAAAATGAAAAACGATTCTAAAGCAATGGAATCATTCGTTCTTCAAAATCTTAAGAAGGAACTTGCAGAATTACACGAAGATCGCAAAGCAGTCGCAGATAATGTTGCTAAACTAGAATCTTTCATCGTGGATGCCCTAGCGAAAGAAATCGCAGAATTCCATACCGATAAGAAAGACTTAGCCGAAACTAAGGTACGATTAGTGCGTGAATCAAAGGCTAAGTTTGAACAGATCAAGAAAGAGTTCGTCCAGCGTTCTGCTAAGATCGTCCAAGAAACAGTCGCAAAAGGACTGCGTTCTGAGATGGTACAGTTACGCGAAGACATAGAAGCAGCTCGAAGAAATGACTTTGGTCGCAGGATTTTTGAAAGTTTTGCCAGCGAATATGCTGCAAGCCACTTAAATGAAAAATCTGAGACTGCTAAACTTTTACAGGTCGTAAAAACCAAAGAAGCAGAATTAGAAGAAGCAGCAAAGATTGTTGCAGAAACACAAAAATTAGTCGAAAATCGAGAACAAGAAATCCGTGTTATGAAAGACATGGCTTCTCGCAAAGAAGTAATGAACGAATTGCTAGGCCCCTTAACAGGCGACAAACGATCGGTCATGAAAGAATTGCTTGAATCGGTTCAAACAGAAAAACTACGAGGCGCTTTTGACAAGTACTTACCAGCCGTCATGGATGGAGGTGTACCAGCGAAAAAAGCACTGACAGAAGGCAAAGAAATCACAGGCGATAAACAACAGGCACAACAATTCAGCAGCGAAGAAAAAACTGCTGAGATATTTGACATCCGCAGGCTTGCGGGACTAAAAGTTTAAGGAGAACTATAATGTCACAACTACTCGAGTCACGCTGGTCGGAAACCAAAGAGGCCCTGTTAGAAGGTCTACAAGGTAACAAGCGTACAGTGATGGCAGCTACTCTAGAGAATACCCGCAAGTATCTCGCAGAAAGTGCTACCGCTGGTGCTACATCCGCTGGCAACGTTGCAACCCTAAATCGTGTGATCCTTCCAGTGATCAGACGTGTGATGCCCACGGTCATCGCTAATGAACTAGTTGGCGTTCAGCCAATGACTGGTCCAGTTGGTCAGATCCATACTCTACGTGTTCGCTATTCTGATACATTCAGCGGCGGTGCTGGTGGTTCTACCACGGCCGGTGAAGAAGCACTAAGCCCATTCAAGATCGCTGAGGGCTATTCCGGTGTTTCGCCTGGTAAAGCCGATGCCACAGCAGCAAAAGAAGGCGTCGCTGGTAACAGACTAAGCATCCAGATCTTGAAACAGACAGTCGAAGCCAAGACACGTAAATTGTCTGCTCGTTGGACGTTTGAAGCTGCCCAAGATGCACAAGCCCAACAAGGCATCGACATCGAAGCAGAAATTATGGCTGCTCTAGCACAAGAAATCACTGCTGAAGTTGATCAAGAAGTCCTACGCAGTTTAGCGACTCTAGCAGGATCTCAGAACCAAGTGGCTTATGACCAATTGCAAGTTTCTGGTACTGCTACATTCGTTGGTGATGAGCATGCTGCCCTTGCTGTTGCTATCAATCGTGTTAGCAACGTGATCGCTCAGCGTACACGTCGTGGTGCTGGTAACTGGGCAGTTGTTAGCCCGCTGGCATTGACAATTCTTCAATCTGCTACTACAAGCGCATTTGCTCGTACCACAGAAGGCACATTCGAAGCACCTACAAACACCAAGTTTGTTGGTACATTGAATTCTGCTATGAAGATCTATGTTAACACATATGCAGAGAACGACACAGTTCTAGTTGGTTACAAAGGTTCTAGCGAATCTGATGCAGCAGCATTCTATTGCCCATATATTCCATTGATGAGCAGTGGTGTTGTGCTTGATCCATCAACCTTCGAACCAGTAGTTAGCTTTATGACACGTTACGGATATGTTGAGTTAACAAACACAGCATCATCTCTAGGTAACGCTGCTGACTACCTAGGTACTGTAACTATCGCTAACAGTTCATTCACCTAATCAAAGGTACAAACATATTTTTTATGTTTCAAAAAGCCCCGCAAGGGGCTTTTTGTTTGATGTAAATATCAGTATGGAAATCCATACTGAAAAAGATTTTACAGAACTTAGACAATATATCAACAAATTATCTAAAAGATTTCCTATGTTTCGACACGATGTGGCACAGATAGAAAAAATCACAGAAGAGCATATTAAAAATCACAGCATAGCCTTAGTATATTATAGGCAGACACGCCGTAAGATTTATCTAGAAAACGCTCAAACAGAAATAGATGGAATAAACAGAGTCTTGTCTATAGTAGGAAAGTTGGAACTGATGGCTATGCTGAGCCAAGGATAAATAAAGTATCTAGAATGATTTATGCGGTAACCCACCGCGTAGACCTAGAACGTCAATCATTAAGGAGAAAACAAATGGGACGTCCATTAAGAAAAGATAGATTTGGTACTGATGTAATCGGTACCCCAGTAAGCAACACAGGTGTCACCGTGTCATTCCACGATGGTACCTCGTTAAGAACAGACGGTATCATTATTAAACAGCGTGGCTCAAGAAGTTTTTTAGTAGCTAGAGTCGGTACACCAACGACAAGATTCACCTGTGTATTAAAAAATGGTGCACCTAGCGCAGCAGGAGAAATGCAGTTAACTGGTTCTACAGCAGGTTTGTTAGATCAAAATCTAGTGAACTGTCGTAAAATCACCAAACGTGTTTTCACAGATTTCAGCGGTAACCGCTATAGATGGTATTTAGAATCTGATTCATCTGCAGATTATATCGTTCTAACATTAATCTAATAGGTAGACACAATGGGCCAGTTCATCCAAATCAACGGCGACTATAACATCAAAACCGCAGAAGGCGGTAAGATAAAGTTTGACACTGGCCCAGGTATCGGAGAAGTGCGTATCACTGGTGACCTAGTGGTCGAAGGTGATACG